TAGCTCTCTGCAGGTAATCTAGGTGATAAACCTAGAGCCTGGGGTATTTCTGCAACACAGTGCCACAACGATTCACATCGTGCGAACACTGTCTGTTTAAATACGTTAATTACCTTCTCGTCGAAGGTAACCTTAAGTTCATTGACCCTATCAAGGTCAAGAGCATAAGGTGTGCTAGATCCATAGGAATTCCTATGAATCACACGAGTGAGATCAACAAGTGACCTCATTGCGTGCTTTTCACACTTCCGTAGAAACCGATCAGTATTAATAATCATCGTAGTCAGGTTTGACCCTGGAAACGACATATTGAGACCGATTGGTTCCACGAGATGCTTGACACAGTCAAACACTCGTTTCTGCGCTTTTGTCAAAAGCACACTAGACTGTGGGCCCAGATTCTTACAAATATCGAGAAAATTATCGTTAGATATTTTTCTCCATTTGTAAGATGGAATGACTTGATCGCTTAAGATTACTTTTCCAGTAAATTCCGAAAGGACGTTACTAGATAGACTCTTAGACGGAGACCAAGGACACTTCATAAGGCGGAGTAAATCCGTATATTTAGTGAACAAGGTATCATCAAGGATCACGACATCATCACCAACAACAAAGAACTCATTGTTATAAGGGCGTCCCAAAAGGAACGACAATAATAAACCATGAGTCAATGTAAACATACCAAAACTTGGGTATAAACCCAAAGGTTGGCCACGTTTCCATTGAATATCACCCATCTCTGATTTCCATCGGAGCTGAGCTATGCTTTGTAGTAATTTGATGTCTAGCAGATCACCAAAGATTCCAATCAATGTTTCGAGCTGAATCCCTAACGGGAAATAGTCCGTAGCACCGGTTAAATCAATGGAATGAACTGTTTTTCCAACTGACAAGGATCTCTGGATCCAAGGTATTGCTTTCGATTGATCGAAAGTACAATCCCACTCTAACTTCTCAACGACACTATAAATAGCGTCACCAAGAGGTTTGAGTGCCAACTGATGAACCCTGTAAGGAGAAGCGATTGCTCGCAACTTCAAACCAGGTTCTTGTAGGAAGTGAACTTCACCTCCATACAGATGTTTATCAGGATTGACTCGCAATCTGACGAGAGGACCCTGAATGCCTGAGACTACAGGAGCATAAAGCTCGTTGTATTCCCATGCAAACAGGTAGTTCTCCTGCCCGGTGGCATATTGCATTTCTGCAAGAATGTCATCTGACTGGCGAACACGTTTCTCACTATGAAATAAGGGAGCCCACTTCTCAGTGGATCCTCTATACTCAAGTAAGGAGTTTCCTCCTCGTTGTACTTGTTTAAACGGAATGGTCCGTTTAACATGATGCTGGTACTGTGAGATAAACTCAAC